CGCCAGAAGAACTTAAGCTGATGACTTGCCTTATCCGAGACTACAAACCACGCGCTCGGGCTCGTAAGCCAAGGCGTAGTCATATAAGTCAGGTCCTCACCAATCAGCGAGTTAATATCATTATCCCCAGTCCCAGGCTTACCCGGCGAGCCAAGCAACTCGCGCAGAATAAACTTAAGCTCCGGTGGGGCCAGAATCTTCGAAGGCTTAATCATAATGGGCAAGCCCATAGAATCAATCAAGCGTTCGAACTGGTTACTCATCAACTGCAAAGCAGTAAACGAGATATCCACGTCAGTAGCCGGACGATTGGGATATGTACCAGCAGTAGTAATAACATTAGCACTACCTGGCCCAACCTGGGTTGCTGCGGGACCACCAACGAGAGGGTGAGTATTATTAAAGAGACTGACACCATCAGTAGTAACAATGCTAGAAAAGCCATTATTAAATACTCCCCACGGAACAGCTTCCTTTGTATAAGACGCGGATCGTCCAAGGGCTTTAGGGACCTGATTAATAACATTGTATTGATCGTCCTCCATCAGCTCCCAACTAGCTCTGCATCCCAATGCATATGTAAGGTGAATATACCGCTTAGTTCCACCCTGCACAGCATCATTATACGCAGTAGCTTCACCCTCTTGCTTCTCAGGCATCGGGCCAAGCCCCACAAACTGCACTTCATCCTCGAAAGCTTTAGTCGAATTATCAACATTAAAAATTTCCGAGAACTGCTCCTGCTTCATATAAGTATCCAACCACTCTACAAAATTGTGGTGGACCCCAGGAGCCATCAACTGCGAGTACATCCCTCGTACCATCATAATAGTATAGGCTCCTTTCCTATGCTAAGAACTGCATTGCTGAGGCTAAGAATTGAAAATAAACACAAGCATTAGCAATAAGACCCTGGTTAGGATCGGCCTTAAGAATAGTGACTACCGCACTGCCACCAGTCTTAGCCCGATCAATATACCAATACCCGCTCGTATCCTTGGTCATTCCAAAGGAAGCACCAATATCCGCTGCGAGTAAGGTATAATTCGAACCAGTATTATTATCAATCTGCCCGTAGAAAATCGTATCGTGATTCGCAATCTGCGCCAAATTCCTGCCATCCACCATTGGTGAACCGTGCGGAATATTATACGCAGAAGTCTGATTTTGCACATTCTGCTGGTAAAGCGCAGCACCCGGCGCTCCAACACTACCAAAAGCTCCCGGTGCCCCTAGTCCGTTGCTAGCAAGATTCGAACCAGCATTAGGACAAATTCCCAAAATTCCCGCCGCTACTGTAGTACCATCCCATTCCTGCAAATATCCGCTAGCTAGCTGAACCGGCCCACCATTCTTAAACGTCTGGCTTGCCTTTTCCGAGTAGCCTAAAATCTGCGGAGAGTTTCCAGAAATAGTCTGTACTACAAACATAGCTACATGCTTTGATAAAAATGCAGCCACTATTCTCCCCCTTACTTCGTGATACCTTCCTCAACCATTATTGCCATAACACTACAACTCGTTCGAATTCCCTTCCTCAGGCATAAAGAAGCGTAGCTTCCTACCGTGAGGATTACTCCCAACCCCTTCTGCTGCTGATTTACGAGCCTCCTTAAGTGCTGCCGCTGCTCGTTCCTTAGCATTAGCAAATCTATTAGCCTTAATCAAGTTGCCCTTCAAAATGGGCAATAGTTTTGACTTATGAATCTTCATCAGCACAACATCATTACAAACAATACCACCATCCTGTTTTACGAGCTTCGTGTAATCCAAACTCCCGAGAATATCCTCCGGTACCGCCTTAATGAATCCCATCGCTACACACTCATCAAAACGATTACCAGTAGCGGTACTGTGCTTAAACTGAACCCATCTCGGACTCCAGGCGGGATCTTTTAATTTAATATCCAAATGCTTCGGCAGCTGAAAGTTATGCGCTACCACATTCACATTCTCAAGTAAGTTAGTCTCATCCATCTTACTCCAGTCCACCATATTAGCAATATCCTCCGCAGTAGCAGTTTTCATAAATTCTTCCTGCTCTGCTGTTGGAGGAATGTAGTTAGCACGCCTATCGGTAATAATATTATCCGAGGCTTGTAACACCTGTGAACTAGTAAACGCCTGAGTTCCACCAAATTCAACTGGCGCCGCCTTAGCAGGACCTTCCCCTGCAAACTCAACCGTACCTTTATTACTAGCACCTTGCTGTGCTACTTGCTGCACAGGACTATTCTTAGCCTCCTGTGGTAGTGTAGGACGAGGAGTAGCTTTCAAAGGAACATGCTCAGCCATTATCGACCTCCTCCAACAAAGTTAAGATTCTGCTTAGAGGCCATATACTTATCAATCGGCAAGCCAAACTTCTTCGCCTGTGCCTCATCAATAGCTGTTGGCTTCAGAGGATCTTCATTAGTATTAGCTGCGGAGGCTCCAGCACTAGTCCCACCCTCAGTAAAGAATCTCTTCCTAGGCTTAACTTTATCCAACTTCCCAGCAGAATACCAACGACCTAGCACAATACTGTAAGCATTGATCCAGTATTGTTCACTTGCTTTATAAGGGCCAAGCTGGTCATTCTTCGTAAGCTCTTCCATATCACCTAAGAGCTGATCCCAGTAAGGGTACTCAAACTCACCAGTACTATTCATCCGCTCTCGGAGCGATAATTTAACAGTAGCAATCTGTGCATTCAGCGCCGTGGTCTGAGCAATAATCGAATTCCGATTCGCTACTTGAATCGGATCGTTAGCATCAAACTGCTCTTCCTGTTGTTGCTGCTGCTGTTGTTGTTGCTGTTTCTGCTGACCACCTCCAGCTAGCGCAGCTAATGCCTGCTTAATCTCACTAATTCCCGTCTCCGTCGCTGTCTTAAACGAACCGAAATCAGTACTAAGCGTATCCACCTTCCCAAGCTTATCCGTAAGCTCAGTTGGTTCAATCCCAATAATATCTTTAGGATTAACCTCTTCTCCTCTAATCTTAAACGACATTAGTAATCTCCTCCTTCTTGTTGTTCAGCTTCCTCTTTTTGTATCTGCTTAACTAACAATTGCAGCTTCTCTATAGTGTCTGCTTTTAACATCGCTTCAAACTTTAAAATCTCATTGTAAGCTAGAATCTGTCCCCGAATCAGGTCCGACAGGTCCTCTTGTACACCAATTGCCTGTTCTATCGAACCATTTTCCCCAGCTACCGAAACCTTATGCGTGACAAACCGCTTAGGATTAACTAATAGTCGTTGCTCAAGTCCCGCCTTAAGCTCCCCAATATACTCACTGAATACCTTGGCCGCGTCCGATCTGAGCCAACCCAGAAGCTTGGCTTTGTGCGGCATCACTATTTTGTAGTACGGCGTCTGCTGAGTTGCCAGGAACTTGGCTTTGTATAGCCTCCGCTCCTCCGCCGTTAGGTTGCTGAGATCCAGATCCTCCGCTCGCAGCGGCTCGTTTTCCTGCATTTTCTCTAAGCTCCTTTATAAACGCTGATTCAGGAATAAACCGACCAATATCATCATGTCCGAAATTCCTAAACAGGTTCCGCATTAGTAAATCCCCAGCCATAATCGTGTTAACAATATAGTCCTTCATATGGTCTGGTGCCGTAGGAAGGTTCTGTAATACCGAACCAACCCATTGATAGTGCTGTCTAGCGACACCTAGCAATAGCATATCGCCCTGTTTCTCCATCTCTTTGTTCACAGAGGCAGTAGATGAGCGAACAGGCATTCTCATCTTCCCCTCTTTTACTGCTTCAAGTGCGGCTTCTAAATCCTTCGCCCTGTCACCATAAACTTTCCTGACCTCGTCACGCACACCAAAGAACGAGTAATACTTCAGGAACGACGAACCCATCCGAGCGTGAGCTAGCTTCATATCACTAATATTAATATTAGTTCTACGATTCCCCTCCTGCATTACTGCAAAAGTTCCCATTGCGGAAAAGCCACCCTTCTTAGGATTCGAAATCCCTCCACCCGTGCCCTGAGTTGGTGGAGCAACTCCTGCACGTTTGTCTGTAAGTTCAAGGGCAAGTTTCTCTCGTTCGATGTTATAGGGATTAGGCCGCCCCATCTGCATAACCTCAAATTCACCATCACGCGCAGGAATAGCAGCTGAAGGATAAATACTAAAGAAGGCGTCGAGCTTAGAATCAGGATCAATTCTAAACACGCTAGTATTTGCAAGAGTATCACTATCATTCCCCGAATTATGCATCTGAGAAATCTCTTGCTGATACCCTTTGAGCATATTAACAAATCCACGCCCACGGATCGTATCCCCCTCGTAACCCAACCTTCCTGGCGTGAACGGCTCATCGTTCTTAGGATAGAAATTGAACACTGCTCGAAGTGTAGTCTTAGTGGCTTTATGGTAAGTATAGATTATACGGAATAACTTATCGTTTGAGATGAACGGGAACCAGCACTCATAAACATCCCATTCCGCAGCTTCCGGTCCACTAGCAGGAGCAGTCCCTTGCCCCATCGAATTCTGCTGTTGCTGGATCTTTAAGTCCCCCTGACTCGGACCTTGCCTATCAGGTTTACCTAATATTTTATCAACCTCAGCCTTATCATAAACTTCCTGATACTTCCTCTTCTCCAAATCAAACTTCGTCAGTGTAACAATATGAGCTTTAAAATTAACATCCGCCCAATTCTTAGCAGTAGCCGGAATCAAGAACTTATCGTACGGAATCTTAAATGGTCGTGGACCTTCGTAGATAATCTCTTGCTTAGAATTAATATTTCCGTTGGCATCAACACCTAGTACTATTTCCTCCGTCCGTACTTCCCAAGGATGCTTTACTACTTGAAACCCATACTTAATAATATCGTGAAAGAAATCATACTCAACACGATATAGATCAAGCTCATCTTGAGTCGCACCCATATTCCCAAGAAACTCTTCAACTACTGCCCGCTTCTCCTCCCCACGCTCTTCCGTAGGCCAATCTCCGCACAACTCTAAAGTCCAAAGCGGCGAGATTTCCCAAACCCCGGCTAAGACTCTGGCTAATAGCATATCCGAATATGTGCCAATAATTTGTACTACTAAATTGCTGGCATTCTTCCACGGAAAATTCCTCTCCCTATTCTTCGGAATTCCCTCGTACAACCTCCTCATCTCTGGATAATCATTAGTAAACAATTGACGATGCGAACGTAGTAGAGCCTCCAACTGCTCATCAACGTGTCTCTCCAGCCGTGTCATTTCTTCGGGGCTGAATTTCACCGGAATTGGAGTATCCACTACGTTATACGGCATCGTTGTCCTTCACAGACTTCTATACAGAGTGCAAAGCATTAATTATCTTTACCGCGCCTTCTGCAACTTCTTTAACACCTTCAGTAAACAACTGCGGATCACCAACTGATTTTCCAGTCACAAGCTGACTTGACGCAACAATATCTTGCACTAGTGGAATCAGCATTGCTAATTTCTGTGCCCCGGTCTTGGCAGCGGGATCAGTCAACGTATTAGCTACCGTCTCCACGGTAAAGATAGCCTTAAAGATATCATTAAGCTTATCCTCAACCTTAACAACCGTTGGCTGAACACTAGCTGGAACCGTTTGATTAATTATCGGACCCAGTACCTGACTCCCAGTAACTACCGCAGTCATTACTTGCCCAATCTTCTTCAGTATGCTTGTAAAACTCGCCACTTCAATCCTCCTCTTATTCTTCCGGTGGTAATGGTTTATCTTTCAAAAAGAACAGAACCGCAATCACAGCTCCTGCAATAAACATCCGCAGGAGCTTGCTCCAACCTTCATTGAAGTTAAAATCCTCCGGTGCAACTATCGCTGCCGTAGCAGCATTAGCCCCGCCTCCAACCGCAGCACTTATTAAGCCATGAATCCAAGCCCTGATATTCTTCATATTAAATCTTTAAGTCCTCTCCAATCGGCACGAACGGTATCTTATGATTAATACAATATTCCACATCCAACCGTTCAACCTTCATCTTCATCGAGTTCCACTGCTTTCCCAACCGGATCGCCTGTCTAATAACAACAAATACCCCAATATTACTGAGTATCACTACGATCTTAAGTGTCGCATCAAAATACTCAGCGAATGTGTGCATGCTTGTAGTAGCCCTAGTACTGTAAAGCTTTTGCCATCTCTTGCTCGATTCTGGTCTTATGCGCTAGCGTGAAATCTTTTACTGACTGAGTCCCCATCCTACGTGAAAACGTCTGTGGAGCATAAGCTACTGTGTCGAGTATGTCTACTGTTCTTCCGTAAGGAAACTGACAATATTCAGTCACAAAATCCGTCATCCCTTCTCCGCTTCTGCGAAGATAGAATTGACCACTAGCATAAAACACATTTGAAGAACGGATTCGCTCAAGCTTCGCGTTCGCACTGTAATCTCGCTTAAGTTCATCAATCTTCAGCTTGACCCCAGTCATCTGATTCTTATAGTCAAGATAAGTCTTGATCCACTTCTGCGCTAGTATAGTCTCAAGCCATATTCTCTTAAGCTTATACTTGATTACAAACTCATAAATCTTATCCACAAACACTGAGTAAGTAGTAGACCCAGCCCAGCAATCAATCAAATAGATCCGCTGCGGGTTCGCTAAGTATCCCACTACTACTATCGCATGCCTAGCCCGCCCCGCCTGTTTCTCATTATCCGCATGTCTCGGATCAGCTATAAGCTCAACCTGTAAAGTAGCTGGCATAAGGTCAGGTAACACTGATCCGTTCTTAACTTCGTGAACAAATTTAACTCTCTTGTCAGACATTGAAACAGGAGCGAATTCGTAATAGTTAAGCCACGAGGCGTCGAATTCCGAAGCTCCTTCAGGTATTGGATTGTTCTCATACTGACAAGAATAATGATATATTCCCTCTCTAATTTTTACTCGATCTAGCTTCTCTTTAGACCATTCCTGAGGAAATATCGGTACTCCCGCCACATGTTTATCGCAACAACCACCCAGAGCGGAATGAGTAATGAACTGAAACCAAGGCTCGTTATCACGAATCCACTGATTAAGATCATTGAAACGCCATCTATTACCAACAACAATCTCATCATTATCCCGTCCTTGCAGGATCGGGTTAGAATCGAAAGCACCCGGTAGAAGCCGATGATAATCAATAATGTTATTGTACACATCGGGATTATCGGATTTTGCAGCTTCTCTACCAAAGAGATCATCTTCAATCATCCTGTCATAGTGCCTAGACTGTAGCGCAGTTCCTACTCCAACGAAGTCATAGGTTCCTTCTCCATCCGGGCTAGCCTTAGTCCTCTTGTGTTGGAGGGACTTTGCGCTCCAAGTACAGCCTCCATCTGGTATTACTTCAGTAAACACATGCCGGAAGAGATCATTATTCTCGTAGTGGTGCGCGACGCGCTTCCCAAGCTTAATCGCATTATCAATAACCTGACTCGCTAGTAACGTACGAGTGTCCGGGTTATGAGCGTAACGCATCCACTTAATATAGTTCGCTGAGTAACCCAAAGACTCCATTGCGTAGGCATCTGCATCCGAGAAAGGGAGCGCCCACCACATACTAGTACCCTCTGTGTAAATGGTGGTCTTAAAATGATCTCGTGGTATTTCGATAACATGTTTAAGCTGCTCCTGCTCTACTGCTAGGCACCAGTCGTAATGAAGCTCCTCCGTTAGTCTCCATCGTCCGAGCACTACTTTAACGAAGTAGAAAAGCGAGCCGAACGAGTTTAAGCGATAGGCTAACTTCCGTTGCGCTGGGTCAGTAATCGAACCAACCGGAATAAACTCCCAACTAGTTTTTCCACCCTGCACCCCGTCCGGCGAAGCAGCCTGAACTATCGTATTAGGAGCTACACTCATTCCGGCTCATCCACTACAAAACCAAGATCCGTAATCCAAAACTTAACCGTAACCCCATTCTCTAACATCAACATCACATAAGCTTCGCTACCAGAATTCCACTCTTCCCTAGAGTGTTGTGTGATATCTACTATTCGTTGCCCTATTACACAAGCCAGCGCTTCTCTGATCGTCTCGTAAACCTCATCTTCTTCGCTCATTTATAAGACCTCAGGTAGTCGCTAGTGCCTCCGGCACAAAGCAGCTAGTAACTAACCCAAGCCAACGGCTTCCCATCATTCGCAACCATCACATTCAAGCAACGCCCGCACAGAGGTTTAGTAGTATTACAGACATTCGCATCAAACCTCTTCGCAATCACATCCGCAGCGTTACCACAATTAGCACATGGTCTAGTATTAAGTACCCGAGTAAACTCTACCCTTGAGGCAGGCCTCTCCTCAAACACTGGCAGTGGCTGAGTCTCCTGCGGAACTGTCTCCACCTGCTGTTCTTGGGAAGCTTGTTTCTGTTCCGGTTGTGTCGTTTGTTGAGCTGGGTCGAGTATAACCGCCTTCGGCAGATTGTTCGCTGCTTGTGCTAGTACTTGATCCAGCTTTACTGCCACTTCCCCCGTCGAGGTCGTCTGTGGTGAGATCGTCCCCGCTGGTTGTGAGGGCTTGGCTGCTTCCGTCTGCGCTTGATTCTGCTCCACTACCTTCTGTAAGTTCTTTACTGGAATCTGAGTTCCCATTAGTACTCTCCTTTTTTCCAAATCCAAGTGCTCCTAGTGTACCAATCAAACCATCCGCAATATCCATGCTTGATTTACTAATCGCTCCCGCTCCGCCCTGATCTGCTGTCGGTAGACCCATGCGATGGACTTTAGCTAGCCGTCCATCTCTATCTAGTAATGATTCGATAGCATGCATCGAAACCTTAGCATCGGGATGGTCGATGTGTTCTATTAATCGTGAGAGCGCGTGAGGCAAAGCTTCTTGAATTCGCTCGTAGGAGGAATTAAAATCCTTCGCCAATTCCTCATCAAACGAGCTTAGTATTCCAGTCGCAATCCGAGTACGAACCTGCTTATAATTCAGGTCCTGCTTAATCCCCTGCACCCCACCCAGCGTTAGATCGAGGTAATCCGCAATATCCTGATCGCTCAAGCCCTTAATCTCAAGGCGAGCAATCTTCTCCATCCTCATTATAGCCTTAAAATTCGTCCTCGCTGTTGGCGCGCTGCTCATAATCTAATTCGCCTCTCGGCGCTAATTCTCAGTCCTTCTATAAGAATAACACCTATTACAATCACAATTCTGAATCAACACACAAAACTCAGTCATCTCCACCATCTTACAATCCTCAGCACATAACTCACTGGGCATATCTACTGTAGTACCAACATCCGCACTATCCTCAGATCGTACTCCCGGCAAGGCATCAGGTGTTGGACTTTTATCCTTATTATAGTGCTCATTCGAGGGCTTCGGTATCACAACCCCAATCTCATGCCACCTCCTCAAATGCCGGTGTAGTGCCTCCACCAGTGTATTCCCTCGGTCCATA